GGGCTCAAGTTCATCCGCCGGCGGATTATCCGAATAGATTCCACTCCGCGGTCGTCTCCAGAATTCACTTCGGTAAAGTCAGTGCCGCCACAGTCCAGAGACCGGCGCAAGATTCTAGCGATAGTTGTCTTGCCACAGCCAGAAGGTCCAGTCAGCAAGAGTGCGTGTGGAAGCCCCTTGTCTAATTGCTTCTGCAGCGAAGCGATAGCTACTTCCTGCCCGATTACTTTGTCCAGTGTTCGCGGACGGTATTTCTTGTAAAGTTCTGCCATATTAAAATTGACGCTGGTTGCCTGGGAAATTTGCTTCGCCAGTTTATCGCATTGCAGCAAATAGCCCGCCACTGGGTTAGGTTTAAGCAACCAGCATATTTATTATCTTTTTCTTGGCTTCGTATATCCTCTTACGATTCCTTTTTCGCCAGCTCCATCGTTGTGATTGGGACTAACACCCTCTTCTTTCTGATACCAGTTACCGCCGGGCGGAGCTACCGCATATTCAATCTGCGGCGGCACAACGAGGAAAGGATAGTGGCGCGGTAGTCCGACCGTTACTACGTGGTCAACAATCCGCATGTATTTTTTCAACTCGGTTGTCTTTACGTCTCCGACCAAGCTATCGTGAATTTGACCGACTACCATACTTTCCATCCGCTCTTTGCGGAGGATACGGTTGACTTGAATTAGAGTCCACAGCAAGCAATGGAACGCCGAGCCTTGAATCGGGTAGTTGCAGACCTGCTTCCGGTTGAATACTCCAGGCACGCGGAAGCCGGTCAGCAAATCAAAGTAACCATTTTCCAAATACTTTTTATACCAGACCCGGCGCCACTCTCCATACTTTTGAAAGCGTCGATTCCAAAAGTCATTCTCCACGTCCCGGACGTGCTTCTCAAACGTACCTTCTATCGGGTCAATTTCGGGGTCGCACTCGCCGAGCGTTACAATCCCCTTGCGCTTGAGATGAGCGTAAAGCGACTCCCCTTCGGGCGTCGTCAACTTCCCGCGCCCAATCCACTCCCAAAGCGAGCGAGCGCAGCTTACGTAGAAGTCTCCGTAGAACTGCGGGAACACAAACATATTCTTGGCTCCGTAGCGAGCTTCTTTACTAACTTCCGCCGGCTTGAGCTTGTAGAGTTGAGCTGCCATATCCCGATGCATATCTTTTCCCGGCGTGGAAATATACTCGATGAACACGGGGTCTTTGTGGTAAGCAGCAGACAGCGCTACTTCAATCCCTTTGAAGTCATTCTCAACTATCTGATGGCCCTCCGACGCAATAAACAGCGAGCGGATGATTTTGCTAATCTCTTCATCGCGGACGGGGAAGTTCTGGAAGTTGGGAGAGTCGGAGCTGGAGCGGAACGAGCGAGCGAGATGGAGATTGTAGCTCGGGTGGATACGGTCTCCGACAATCTCCCGCTCGATGCCTTTGATAAACGTGCCGAGCGCCTTCTCATACTTGAGGAACTTCGCCATCTTTTTCACAAAGGGGTGGTCAACTTTCTGAAGAGCTTCCGCGTCGGTCGACGGCGCTCCGCTCTCCGTCTCCGTGTGGACTTTGAAGCCCATAATTTCAAAGAGCACGGTCCCCAACTGGCTATGCGAAGTAAAGTTTGCCTTAGCGCCGAATCGCTTGCGCCACATCGCCCACACTTTGTCTTGCTCCATCTCCGTTTTAAGCGTGCGGATTCTTTCGGCCAGCTTCGCTTTCGTGCGCTCCAGCCGAGCCAAGTCAATCCGAATTCCATTCGCTTCGACGCGAGCGAGCTCAATCAGCCCGTCGTGGAACAGCTGGTAGCCTTGCTGGCGGATAGCGTGAATCTTTTTCATTTTTACTTCTGTTGATAGAGCGCAATACCTGCATCCTTCCTGCGCTGGTCGTATTCTTTGCCGATTCCAGCTATCAGCGCATCGTAGCACTCCGACGAACAAACACATGGTTCAGTTGGTTGCCCTTGGCAGCCGCAATCAAATCCGCTACAACAGTATTTTGGGTCATAATCTACAACAGGTTTTCCGCAGATAAGGCAAGGTTCGTCTTTCATAATCCCATATCTTTCATTTGCACCATCGCCAGCTCGTATTCCAGCCGCGCGTCCATGCCGTTGTAGAGCAGCAACGCCGGCGGATATATTTCGTCAATCCGATTGTAAGGACTACCCTTATTAGCGCTCGCTAAGTAGGGCTCCGTTGTCTCGTTGAAAGACGAGACGCCGAGCCGGACTAGCGCCTGGAACTTGAGCGAGCAGATACCCGGGCGGTTATCCAAGCAATGCGCAGCCAGCATCGTATCCCAGCCCCAGTTTCTAACTCCGTGCCCGAACGTCTTCAACGTCCAGCGCTCTTCCATTTTCAAGTTGCTCGATATCTTCTGGCTCCGCTTCGACTGGAGCAGCAGCCCCGTAACCAGCGAAGTTTTCTGCGTCCACAAGTAAGCAATCGTCCTCCGTCCGTTGGATAGAGCGCAAGAAATTATCTGGCCGTCCGGCCACTCTGGTTTGAGGCAAGTCGTTTCGTAGTCGACGGCCATCCAACCGCCCACTTCTTCCATCTCTCTTATCGCGCGGCAAGCCGCTTCGTCCTCGAGCAAGCATTCAATCCCCTCTTCCCACTTCGGCTGCCGCGGCGGAAGCTCGTCCAGCTCAAACGCGGCTTGCAGATGGTTGAGGAATAAACAATCCAGCAAAGCGTCTTTCATCCGTAGCAGGTAAGCCGGATGGTAAGTCGGGCAAATCCAGTGGCGCTCAACCGGCATCCGCCAGCCGGTCCAACGGTCGAGCGCTCCGATATCTCTCCAGTAACCCTCGAGCACGCTAACCAGCGCCGAGCGCCCGAGCGTCAAGACAACTTGCGGCTCATACTTCCGGATAGCGTTGAGCAAGTTCGGCCGGCAGTAGGAGATTTGCTTGGCGTCTGGCGTGGCGTTTTTCGGCGGGCGGCAAATCAAAGCGTTAGTTGTCCAAGCGTCTCTATCCAAGTCCACTCCGATTCGCTTCAACGAAGAGCGAAGAAACAAACCAGACTTACCGACGAAGGGACGCCCTTGCTCGTCTTCTTCTACGCCCGGAGCTTCGCCGACAACCAAGACTCTCTTTGCGCCCTGACCATACGGCTTAATCTTCGGACTCTCGCAAGTCTTGTAGAGTCCGCAAGCGCCACACTTCGGGACAAACCCGAATTCCGGCTTGTCTTTCTGGACTTTAGATGATTCGAAAAACCCGCGCATTGCGCTATAGTATCTCTGGCCAGCGCTCCTATTCCGTCAGGATTGCACGATAGGACCGGTTTTTATTTGATTTGAGTGTCAACATAGCGGCAACTTAGGGTCATTCGCTAGGAACGAAACCTAGTCTTTTGCGACTACCTGCAAAAGCCTTTGACCGTGAGCAACGACGCAACCGACTTTGTGGCGAATCTCGGGCGGAGTAGCAGCAAAAGCGTCGCAGTAGACGCAACGAAAACCCCGGCCCATCAACTCTCCGCTACGAGCCGGCTTGAGCGCCAAGTCTACGAACTGCCCGACCAGCTGAACCATTTCCTTTTGAATTGCTTCAGTCATTGTCTTTCTCTTCTCCCCTCTCCGGCTCTTCTTCCTCTTCCTGCGGCTTGCCCAAGACCGTGATGTATTCCCAATGCCCGCCGACGACTTTCAACTTCGTTTCTCCGATTACCGCGTCATCATAGTTCTCAGAAATATACTTGAGCAAGTCCGGAGCGATACAGAAGTCCAGCGCTGGTCCCTTGTAGTTGACCTTCTTCGATTCCTTATACCAGCCGGACAGCCCTTCTCCCCGAACGCGAATCACTCCAGTCGTCAACGATACCGATACCAGCGGGTCTCCGGACTTGTCGGCGGCGAAGATAGCCGCCCGGTCGGTCGCTTCCATCAGCCCTTTCGGGATAACGATATCGTGACCGTCGACCTCGATAACTTTGTCCAGCGCGGGGTAGTCTTCGGTATAGCGACGGCAGGAGAAGATTAGCCCCGATTGACTCTTGAAATGAATCCAGCACTTGGTCATCGCCACTTCGTCCATCCCGAGCGATACGATATGGCGCAACGAAGTCCCGCGCACCAAGACCGAAGACTTGATACCGGTCTTTACTTTTACCCGCATGATTTGCATGTTGTCGCACGCTTCCACATGCTCCGGATGAATGTGGATACAAGTCAGAAGAAAGCGCGACTCGTCTGTGCTGACGCAATGCTGGACTCGACTCACGGCTTCAGTAAACTCCTTGACGAGCGGGTGCCAATGCTTCGGAGTCTCGACCCTATCAATCGGGAGAAATATCTCCGCGTCTTTCGTCACGCCGAACCGCTTTTTCTTGCCGCGAAACTCCAGCTCTCCTTTCTCGTTTTCTTCCACCAGCAACTCGGGGTCAGTCAGCTTCCCCAAAATCGCCAGCAACGAAGCCGCCTGCACGGCGCCAGTCACTTTGATTCCGACTTTCATCCGGCAAGCCACTTCGTCGTTGAAAGTCATCACCATCCCGTCCTGGAAAGCGAAGCAACTCGATTGCTCCAGGAATTCTCGCGGAGACAAGCCAGCCTTGACCAGCTCCAAAACATTCAGAAACTCTTCTCGGTTGATTTTCATTCAATCGTATTATCTCAAAGCAAATGAAGAAAGCGTGCAGAGTATTGCACGCTTTCTTCCGAACTGGCGAGTCTTTACTTTTACTCTTTGGCCGCTTTGGCCAAGCGATACTCGTTCTTGCCATTCTCTTTGCGGACTTCCAGCAAACCGCTCTTGACCTGGTCGGCCAAGTTGCCGTTGATTTTGCCGGGAGGGACGCCAGACTCTTCTTCAATCTGAGCGATGGTTTTCCACGCTCGGGAAAAGGCCGTATTCGTCTGGGCGCGAATCGTCCCGAGCCGGCAGCCGTATTTGTCTTTCTCGACCGTCGACTTGCCGCCAGCTTTCTTTGCCTTGGCCGGCTTGCTCTTTTTGACTTTCCGCGCCGGAGTCTTCGCCAGAAGCTTCTTCAACTTCTCTTTGACGCTAGCAATGGAATCTTTCGCCCGAATCTTGATGTCCAGCTTGCGCTCTTCGATGAAAGCGCGAATAGCCGCCTTGTCCATCGAGTCGACATCAATCACTTCGTCAACTTCTTCCTCTTCGGCCGGAGCTTCGTCCGCCAGCTGGATATCGCCGTCGGCCGCAATCAACTCGTTCAACAGAGGAACGAATTGCGCTTTCACGTCGCTCTCGCTGACCTTCGTCGGCACCAGCTGGATTTTCTTGAGCAGCTTGGCGTCGTCCCAATCGGCTGCGCTCGGAAAGCCCAAATCGACCAACATAGCAACCGCGTCATTTCTCTTGATTTTCATACTGTTTTCCTTCTTTTGTTTTGAAGCCGTTATGGCCTCGATTGTTTTTATTATCTCCTTAGAGCGGAAAGATTCCCCATTTATTTTTGGGAATCTTTTCCACTACCCCATCTATCGACCGCTTGTGGAAATACTTTAGGGGAAATTTACCACGTGGAAATCATTGCGGGGTTGACGAGCGCCAGAGAGCCGGCGACAGTGACGCACTTCGTCTCGTAATAAACTCCTTCGCGAAGGAGAATCCAGTTCAAGCGAAATATCCCCAGCTGCTTTTCCTTCTCCGTTTGATTCAGCCCCACCATTCCAGTAACGTGAGAAAGCTTGCGCTTGTCTTCGCTGAAATTGCTCCGGCGCAAAAGGACGCCGTCGTATGACGCCGCGTCCGATTGAGTAGCCGTCAGAACCAAGCAGTGGTAATCTTGCGACAAGCGACGCAAAGCTTTCCACGTCTCGTTCGTTTGGTGCCGGAAGTCTTGCCCCTTCAATCCAGCTTCCGGCGCTAGGATATCCGCGTAGTCAACCACCACGACGTCTGGATACCAACCCTCGTGGATTTTCGCATCCATACTGACGCGAATATCCGCGACGGTCGTGGTCGAATTCGAAGAGCACTCCAACTCCAGTAAAGAAGAAGTTGATGCAGTCAATTTCAGAATTGTCTCTTGAGCTAGACGAGCTTCGCTTTCTTTCAGTCGAGAATCGTAACTAGAAAACCGAAACTTCACTTTTGGTTTCCCATCAGGTCCGAGTTTGATTTTAACGGGGCGCGATACGTCGCCAGCTTCCAGCGG